GTGATGATATTAAGCAGTACTTTACAACTTTCAAAAAACTTAAACAGTGGTTAGATACCCGCAAAGACTTTATTCAACAAAATGGATATACTTACTCGTTTTTTGGCCGAAAAAGACGGCTTCCTAACGTATTCAGCAGTGACAAAGGAATCGCAGCCCACGAAGTACGAAGTGGAATTAATTCAGAAATCCAATCGCTGGCAAGTGACGTTAACTTACTCGGAGCTATTGGAACTGCTAGAGAAATTAAGCAGTGCGGACTTGACGCAAGAATCTTCATGCTTGTCCATGACTCAATCGTGGCACTTGTTAAGACCGAACATGTAGAGCAGTACTGTGACATATTGCGTAGTAATACCCAATATAATTGGGGCTGCAATATTAGTGGTTTTCCTATTGGTGTAGATCAGGATATTGGAGATGACTATAGCTTCGGAAGTTTTGAAGAAACCTATACAACTGGACAAAGTAGTCTGGCCCGTATTTAGAGTAGGCACACGCGAACCAGAGCAACAAGACGGCGTAACATTTCTATATAATGAGTATGCAGATATGGATAATGTACTGCATACAAATATTAGCATTATTGATGATAAAAATATAGATAAAGCTACACTAGGATTACGTAGACTAAATATAGACAAGGATAAACTATATTCTTTGTCTATATCTATAAGCACATTACAAGATTTAATTAAATTAGCAAAACCAAATACCTGGTTTATAGATAGCGTAGGGCAAATATTTACTTATAAAAAAACTACGCGCGCCAAGCTAGCTACACACAAGATTATTCAAATTTTACCTGTTAGTGCAATAGGGTGTGTACTTGAAGTAGAAGGGTTTAGTGAGAGATTTAAATCGGTTCAAATTCCAGTGCTTGAAAGATATGCAGGAATATTAACATATAATAGTAAAAATTTATTATATGGATTATATACAGAAAAAATTAAACCAACTTGGAGATTAGTATGAAGGCTATTATTTCTAATAGAATTTATATGGATAATCCAGGTAATGCTGCTACTAAATTTATAGCTAATCAACTTACTTATAAAATAGCAAAAAATACCGGATCTAAAAAATTTAATACGATAGAGACTATAAAGAACTATAAGCTATTTAATGGTGGTATGATAAGCGTACCACAGGGTCGAAAAGATTTAATACCAGAAGAATATACTATTATTGATAAAAGAGTATATAATTCTGTACCATTTCCAGCCCCTAAATACTCCTTACGAGAAGAGCAATTAGAGGTATACAATAACGCAACTGATACTTGTTTTATCAATGCTTTAGTAGGGTGGGGAAAAACCTTTACGGCTTTACACATTGCTCATAAATGGGGTCAAAAAACACTTGTAGTTACACATACTACCGCTTTGCGAGATCAATGGGCTGACGAAGTAAAAACTTTATTCGGAGTAGAGCCAGGAATTATAGGTAGCGGTATTTTTGATATAGAAGATCAATTTATAGTTATAGGCAACATACAAAGTCTGGTTAAGTATACAGATAAAATAAATAAGGAATTTGGTACCATAATTCTTGATGAAGCTCATCATTGCCCAGCAACTACTTTTAGTCAAACAATAGATAGTTTTCATGCAAGATACAGACTAGCTCTTAGTGGAACTATGACTAGAAAAGATGGTAAACATGTCATTTTTCAGGACTATTTTGGTGATCAAGTATATAAACCACCACAAAGTAATACACTAAATCCACAAGTTCATTTAGTTAAAAGTAATATAGTATTAAATCCAAAAGCCAGTTGGGTAGACAAAATTAACCAACTAACCCAAGACGATGACTATAGAAAATATATTAGTGGCATTGCTGCATATCAAATAAGTAAAGGCCATAGTGTATTAGTAATTGCTGATAGAGTAGAGTTTTTAGAAAAGGTAAAGGAGTATATAGGTGAAACGTGTGTGTTGGTTACTGGCGACACCCCTACAGAAGAAAGACAGACTGCAAAAGAACAACTACTCAACAAAACAAAAATGTGCGTTGCTGGTAGCAGACAAATCTTCAGTGAAGGTATCTCAATCAATATCCTCAGTTGCGTAATATTAGCAGTACCAATGAGTAATGATAGCTTGCTAGAACAAATCATTGGGAGAGTTATGAGAGAACATCCTAACAAATTACAACCAATTGTTATCGATATTCAGTTTAGTGGTTGGTTAGATAAAAAACAAAATAATGATAGATTAGGGCTATATCTTAAAAAAGGCTGGGAAATAATAACGGTATAGAATTTTTAACTTGTAATAGTTAGTTATGTATAGTATAATATAAGATGCGTCAAAGAAATTTACTTAAGTTTGATCTTTTTAAGCTAAAAAATTTATCAAACAATAATCCAAGCAAAATATTGCTAACACTAGAAAATCATTATAAAAGATCAAATAGTGACATAGTTGGATCAAACTTTATCCTTAATCCAGATAAGTTTTTCTCTGACCGTAGTACTGACATACTATATAAAGCGCAGTATATTGAGTTAGCGGGGCGTAGAAGTTATCAGCATTATAAAGATTTAGGTTACAAACATTTAGATTTATCTTACTATCCAGACCTAAATATAACAGCAATAAAATACAATCCGATAATAACAATAGAAAACAACAAAATTTATTTTAAACACGAGGAATAAATGGCACTTAGTTTTAAACAAACAAAAGGTAAAGCTCTATCTAATAAGGTAGAGACATATGAATATAAAGAAGGTGAGAATACAGTACGATTAATTGGTGGTATTTTGCCAAGATATATTTACTGGGTTAAAGGTACAAATAACAAAGATATTCCTATTGAATGTCTAGCTTTTAGTCGTGAAAAAGAAAAGTTTGATAATCTAGAAAAAGATCATGTTCCAGATTATTATCCTGATCTTCGTTGCAGCTGGAGTTATTCTATCAACTGTATTGACCCTAAAGATGGCAAAGTTAAAGCATTAAATCTTAAGAAGAAGTTGTTTGAACAAATTCTTACCGCTGCTGAAGATTTAGGTGATCCTACAGATTATGATACAGGTTGGGACGTAGTATTTAAGCGTACAAAAACAGGACCACTTGCATTTAATGTAGAATATACCCTACAAGTATTGCGCTGCAAAGCTAGAAAATTAAGTGCCGAAGATAGAGCACTAGCAGATAGTGCACAAGCAATTGATGAAAAGTTTCCAAGACCTACCGCAGATGAAGTAAAAGCCCTTTTAGACAAAATTAATACTCAGGCTGAAGGGGAAGATGATTTAGATCAAAATCAAGCAGAAGCCATAAAAGAACTAGGCTAATAAAGATAGGTTCAGTACTTTGGTACTGAACCTATAACTTTTGGGAAAATTTAATGCAAGTATTATTTACAGCCGATATACATATAAAATTAGGACAAAAAAATGTACCACAAGATTGGGCTAGAAATAGATATAATTTGCTGTGGGAACAACTAGCTATTCAACAAACTAAGGCTGATTTATTCATTATAGGTGGAGATGTATTTGACAAACTGCCTAGTATGGAGGAATTAGAAATATATTTTGATCTTATAAGCAGCTGTAATATCTCTACACTTATTTATAGTGGTAATCATGAAGCGGTAAAAAAGTCTACAACTTTTATGACTAATTTAGCAAAAGCCACTAATAAAATGAATCGCAAGGTTATTATAGTAGATGAATTTTATAGTGATTATGGTATAGAATTTGTACCATACAATAAATTAAAAGAGTTCGAACATAATAATCCATGGCCAGAAGGTGGAAATATATTATGTACACATGTAAGAGGAGAAATACCTCCACATGTTACACCAGAAGTAAATTTAGATATTTTTAAAGATTGGAATATTGTTTTAGCTGGTGACTTACATAGCTATGAGAACAGCCAAAAAAATATTCTTTATCCAGGTAGCCCAGTAACCACTAGCTTTCACAGAGAATTAGTAGATACAGGTGTACTATTGCTAGATACAGAAACACTAAAGCATCAGTGGATAAAATTAGAACTTCCTCAACTAATACGTAAAACTGTTAGTGCTAGTGACCCTAAACCGCCAACAGAATATCACCATACAATTTATCAGGTTGAGGGCGATTTGCAAGAATTGGGGGAGCTAGAGGACAGCGATTTAATTGATAAAAAAGTAATAAAACGAAGTACTGATGTTCAACTAATGCTTGACAACGATATGACGTTAGTTGAAGAAGTAAAAGAATATTTACAATATATTCTTGAATTGCCACGTGAAACTATAGACAAAGCAATACTAGAAATACAAAATAATTTGGACAAGATAGAACATGATTAGTACTGATTATCACCCAAATTTTTATTATGTAGCTAGAATATTGGCTGAACGTAGACACGGCTCACAAAATAGTTGGGAACTAGAATTCAATAATGCCGTGGAGATCATATTGCTAGTAGAACAATTAGGGTTTTTAAATAAGAAGAAGTTTTGGAAAAATGATAACAATTAAAGAACTAAGATGGAGTAATTGTTTTAGCTATGGTGCAAATAACGTAGTAAATTTTGTCAAAGCTCCTCTAACCCAATTAGTAGGAAAAAATGGACACGGTAAAAGCAGTATAGCACTTATACTCGAAGAAATACTATTTAATAAAAATAGTAAGGGTATTAAAAAAGCAGATATTCTTAATAGATATATTAAGGATAAGAATTATAGTATAGAACTTGACTTAGAACGGGATGGTAATGAATATACTATAAAAAGCAATCGAGGCACACAACAAACTGTTAAATTATTAAAAAATGGTATAGACATAAGTGCACACACAGCTACACAAACATATAAGATTATAGAAAATATAGTAGGAATAGACCACAAAAGTTTTGCACAAATAGTATATCAAAGTAATGCTATGAGCCTAGAGTTTCTAACTAGTGCTGACACGGCAAGAAAGAAGTTTTTAATAGAAATATTAAATTTAACAAAATATACTCGTGCAAGCGAAGTATTCAAAGAAATAACACTAGAGCTTGCTAAAGAAATTAATGCTACACAGGCCAAGGTTAATACTATACGTGGATGGTTAGACAAGTATGAAAAAACGGACTTAACCCCACGTAAAATATTACAAATAGAAACATTAGATCCTATGCTTGAACAACAAGCAGCAGAGCTAAATATAAAAATTGCTAATGTAGATACAACTAATAAAAAGATTGTTCAAAATAATACATATAAGCAACAACTTGATAATATTGTACTTGATCTTTCGGCTGTTGAGCCTATAAATACACAAGACTTACGTAAATTAGAGCAACAACAAACAGAACATTTAAAAACTGTTAAAGACGGCGAACAATTTATTAGAAAACTACAAAATCTTAGTGGGGTATGTCCCACTTGTTTTAGTGAAATAAATAGTACTAAAACTCAAGAACTAATTAGTAATAAAACTGATGAAGTGGAAAGTTCTAGAGCAATGGCCGTAAAATTACTTGTAGATATTACCGATCTAGAAAATCGTGATAAATTATATAAAAAAATAAGTAAAGCACAGCAAGAGTTTGAGCAACTACATCTTTTAATAGATAAAACGT